TTGTTTTGACCAGGTTTGGTCTGTAATTGTTCTAACTTGCTTGAGATTAATTTTAAATCCATAATATAACTTTTTTTAATTTGAAACGGTTGATAATGTAATAACTTAATTTATGATATCCAAACTAAAATGTAAGGATCTCATGTATTTTTGTATCTAGTTTTTTTAACTCACCACCTGTGGTTAATAAGATACAATTTCTGTAGTCTTGCCAATTTACTCTATAATTAGTATCTAATTCACCACTATTTAAAGAACGAATTAAATCATTAAGTGCGTTAATAGTGTATAGAGTATTGGATTCCTTTTTTCTATGTAAAAGGATTGTATTATCTAGTATTGTACTAGACATATTGAATGAATCAACATTATATGTACAGACATATTCATTTGTAGATTCTACAAACAATACAAATATCTTATTAAATAAGATTTGATATTGGTCTTTAATCGTATCTACAGTTGATTCTAAGCTTTCCTTAGTGGTAAATGTGCAAAATAATTTGTTTGCCAAATCGTCAAAATTAATTTCGTAATCCATAATAAATATTATATATCTTTTAAAGAATTGTAATTATTACCATATGCAACTTTTACAACGTATTTGTTATTTTCTAATAATTTTTTCACTTCTTTTAAAACCTCTTTACCATCTATTAAAGAATAATCAACTAGGAATGAATCATATGTGTATAATATAACTTTACTTTGTTTATTATCCAAATAATCTATTACTTTTCTTACAGAAATAACATTATTATGTGTTTCTGCTGATTGTATCATGTAATTTAATACTTTATTAGGTGTTGGGTTTTGTATTTGTTCTTTGGTTAGTATTTTTCCTCCTACTAATTCTAATTTTTCTGTAGCATTGAATAATTCCCATAATTTTCCAACATATTCATTCATTGCTTTAAAAAAAGGTAATTCTCTATATTCTTTAAATACACCTCCATATAATTGCTTAAAGGTTAACTCTTTAGATTTAGCATATTCATCATCAGTTAGTTCTTCTTTATTAAAGTACATTTTACCTAGTTGGTTATGTACTGATTCTTTATCTAGTTTAAACCCTATTAAATTAGCTAATATTCTTACATGATAAGCATCATAATCAAATTCAAAAAACATATCATTTTTAGGAATAAATGCAGTTCTTGAACCATCGTTTTTATTTAAAGCAGCGAAGTTAACACCGTTAAAAGAGTTAGTTGGACGAGTAGTAAGGTTGTATAAGTTATATTTAGTATACACTGTTTCTCCACGAATAAACCATTCTTTTTCATGGTATTTAAAGTGTTTATCAAAGTAATCCGGGTGAATTTTTAATCCTTGCTCCTCTATTGATTTAAATACTTTTAGAAAAATATCATTATAAAATTCATTTACTTCTGTTGGGATTTTTTCTCTAATTTCTTCAAAGTTTTTTTCTTCTTGCTCGTAAATTTTTGAGATTGGTACCAAGGAAGTACAGAATGGTAAATGTCCATACCTATCATAAGTACGGGACCTAATAGGAGTATAATCCAAGTTGTTGTTGTCATAAGGTATATCTATTAATTTAGGTGAATCAAAATAATATAAACATTCTTTTTTATTTATAGTATAAATTTTTTTATATTTACTTTCTATCCATTCTATTACTTTATTAAAATCTAATCTAAACGCCTCAGAATGGTTAATTGGAAATACATATCCTTTTCCTTTAAAAGTTTTAAAATATATTAAACATGGTGAAGTTAAAACAGAATGGTACTCATCATTCATAGGAATAATTTTTATATAACATTCATCACCTGAATGATATAATCTGTTTAATTGTTCCTCTGTCTCAACAATATAATACATAACCTTTTATTCACAATTTAGTAACCTCCTCCTGTTGTTGGAGATGTAAATGTACTAATTTGAGGTGGGGGATCCACAGATTCTTGTGGTTGTTGTTGTAGTTGTATTGGTAATACTGGTATTGAACCTATATTTCCTAAAGCTTTATTTATTAATGTATTAACTTGTCTTTGAACAATCACACTAGTTGGTAAAAGTATTTTATTTTGTGATTGGGTATGCGTTGCTCCATCCATTATTACTCCATTAGCCATTATATGATAATTACCTACATAGTTACTACCATCTAATTTAACTATAAATTCACTTCCACTTGTATATTGATTTGATATTAATTCTAAATTAGGTTGAACTGCAAATTGAATTAAATTTGACAAATATCCTTTTATACCTCTAAATTCTTTATTAGTAAAGTTAACTAATCTTTTATTAGTATCCACTATTCCTGCGATAACTACTCCATTTGGGTTTCTTGTATCGTTAAGGGGACCAGATATTTTCCAAAATATTTTTACTACTTGCCATAAAGCATAATTATATTCTCCACTTTGTGTAATTATATCATTATAAGTTAATTGATTTATTTCTAATATACGGGATGGTGTTTCATTTCTTTTTTTAGCAAAATATCTTTCAATTTGTCCTCTTTTATAATCTTTTCCTTTAGGTTGAGGAATAAATGAAGTTGGATTTTTACCATATTCAAATAACTCTTGATTTTGAGGACGTAAATTAGAATATTCTAAATTAGTAGGTGTATTTACAACTTGATTTGGTGATTCATCTCTAGGAGTTCTAATTAATAATTTTTTAGTAGGATCTAATGGAGTATTTCCACTATATATAGAATTATTAAATAATTGATGATAAGGACCACTATATACTTCACCATTAATATCAATAAATTCTCCACCATTAGTGAATAAGTTATTATTTGTTAAAGATTTAGGTATATAAGTCATTATAGCTTATTATTTCTATATTTAATTTGTCCTCTTAAAGTAGTATACCATTTATTATTTTCTATACTATGGTTAATTGAAAATATAGTAAAATCAATTCCTGACATGTTAATATTTTTATTTTGTCTATATTGAGTAGGTAATCTATCATCAGGAATCCTAAAAATGCTGTAAGGTAATATACCTGATATTCCATCTATGGTTACTGTATATTCTACAGGTATAGGTCTTGTTGGTGGTAACTTTTTATTACTTATTATAATACTATTTTCTTTTCTATTAAGTAAATCTGTATAAACATTGGTTAATTCATTAATAGTTTCCTTACTAATATTTTTTTCAAATTCATAAACATTATAAAAATGCGTATATAACTTTTTATAAGCGTTGTTTTTATTTTTTTCTTCTGTTGCTACAGTTACTTTTTCAACTTTTGTATTTTTTAATATAGGTGGTGTTTTTGTAACAGCTAGTCTATCAGTTAAGTTTTTACTAAGAGATTGAAAAGAAAAAATATCTTCTGGGAATTCTTCAAGATCACTATCACTATTTTGAGCGGCAATTATTATTTGACTAGCAATGGTTGGAGTAATTGCTGAAGTAAAACTATAATCAGTTACTATAGAATTTGTACCAAAATTTTTTATCTCTATTACTTCATTGTCTTTAGATTCATCTATTATTTGGTTCTCATCTATAATTCTTATACAATCACTATCTTTGTCAAAAAATGGTCTAAAAGAATTAATTTTTCCTATAGATACATTAATATTATCTAATATTGAAGTTATGTAATCCATTAAACTTACTTCTTTATTAGGTCCTCGACTTAATGATTTTAAAGTGTCAATAGCAAAATCTAAATTTATTAAAATATTAAATAGTTTACCATTAAAACTAGGTATTTCTTTACTTTTTTGAGAAACGGATATTCTACTAATTCTTCCTTCTTTTGTAAAGGGGTTGCCAAGTAATGTGTCACTGGCTCTTTCGGATCCTTTTTTACTTGAAATTTCATCTTTTAGTTCTGTGACATTAATATCATTATCCGCAAATAATTGATCTAAATCATAGGGGATTAGACATGTTGATGGATCTACACTAGCTTGATTTTTTGCTGATTTAATAATTGTGTTACCTGGATTATAATCTAAATATATTATTGGTCTAGAGGTTGATTTTCCAGTTTTAAATATTCCTAAATGTTGAATTAAAGTAAATAGATGTCCTAAAGTTATATAAGTACTAAATCTTTTTTGTGAATCTATAGTAGTTGATGAAATATATCCCAAATATAAATTAGAACTTAAAGCAGTAACCTGATCACTATATCCTGATATTAATTGGTGGGCATTACCATTTTTAACATTTGGAAAATCACTTTCTATAGTATCTCCAACAAATCTAGGACCGGGGTATTGTGCAGCTTTAAATATAGTATTTAATAATCTCCTATAAGTTAAACCCTCTGGCATATTATTCTCTTTTAATTCATCATCAAGTGATATTGTTGCTAATCCTTGATTAAAAACTTGAGATGAATTAAATCCACCTGTTTGAGAAATTATTTTTCCTAAACCTAAAAAGAAATCTCTTATTGTACTTAAAGCATTTCCTAAATCTGATCCATAATTAGTTGCATCATCTTCTTCATTATTATATATTTTAAAATCAACACCACTGGAATTATTTATTTTTAAAGATTCTACTATACCCCCAGGTCCCATTACTTGTATTTTACAATTATAGGAACCATCATTATTAGCTGTCCAACCAAAATTATAAACCGTACCTAATATACACTCATAATTACCTTCTGTATTTAATCTTTTAGTTGTTGCATCTTTTAAGATTTTATCTTTAAGTGATTCTTCTTCTTTTTTAAGACTAAAAAAAGGAACAGTAGATGGATTTGTTTCTAATCTATTATTATCACTTTTAAAATAGTTTGAATGCCCCCATTCTAAAAATACATTATAACCTAAACTCAT